GACGCGCTTGCGCTTGGAGATGCCCAGGTTTTCATCTTTCTGGTCTTTCCGATACGGCAATGGCACCAGCTCAAAGTTGACGCGGTAGCCCGTGCCATTCGCCACAGGCGAGTAGCAACCAAATTCAGCGTTACTGGTCGGTGTGTAGGTCTGGCAAAACGCTCGCGGGTCCGATTCCAGCGTCTTGGTCGGTGCCATGAACACGTCATCTAGCACCTGCGGGTCGCCTGCCCATGCTTCGCCGCGCGTGCCGTACAGACGATTGATCGCTTTGATGCGCCCGTACTCAATCGTGTTGGGCTTCCAATAGAAGCAATACTTACTCTCATGGATGGCGTCGAGCGGGGTGGTGCCGAGGAAGATCCCCTCAAGGGCTGGTTTGGCAATGCCATCACCAAGCCCTTGCTCACCGACGACCATCAACAGCTTCAGTCCCTGCTCGTTGCCGTAGCTGAAACAGCGCGACCACACCAGCTGCGTGCTCGCCATGATCTGTCTCTTATACACATCTGACGCTGCCGACGACTCCTTACGTGT